TGGATTATCACTTGACTCTTCCAGTCCCAGATATATTAAGAAAGTAGTAGGTACAAACCCAAAAAGACACACATCTGGTGAGCTTTTCCCAAATCTTTATGTTGATGCTGTTTTTGATTTCGGTATTGATGATTTCGGAGGAGAAGTAAGAGGTGCTGGTACTTATGAAACATTTTTCAGCAGTGTCACATCACAAACTGGTGATACTCAAGTTGCAACCCACGATGAGCTAGGTGGTTTTGATGAACCTACTTCACCTACTTTTGTTTCACAGAATTATGGTGGTAATGTCTTTGAAATGTTCAAAGTATATCAGTTAACAAATTCTTCAGCTAGTGTAAAAATTTCTATTACAAATGTTAAAAAGGCAGTTAATTCAACTGATTATCCTACCTTTACTCTTCTTGTAAGAGCAGCTGCAGATACAGATGAACAGCCTCAAATTTTAGAAACTTTTGAAGATACTACAATGGACCCATCTGCAGCCAAGTACATCGCTAGAATGATTGGTGACAGAAGACCTCAGTATGATTTTTCAACAAATCCTCCAGAGTTGACATTTGACGGTGATTATCCTAATGTTTCTAAGTTTGTTAGAGTTGAGGTAATCGAAGGTGCACCAAACGATGCACACCCATCTGGATTCAAAGGATATCCTACGGTTAATATCGAACCTCAGAACAGAGATGGTGATGCCGGAACAATAAGTGAGTCAGTAGTTAATACTGATGTTGTAATTGATGGAACAACGAAAACAATCACAAGCGCTAATGGTGGATATGATGTTTATGATCCCGGTGATAGCATTACACTAACAATTGCTGATGTAACCGTTACGGTTGACAACGCAGCTAACGATAACACAACTGACCAATTGGTAGTTCCAGATTCTTCCGTTTTGGCTGTAGGTTCTGAAGTTACTGTTGATGCATCAGGTAATGTTGGTGTGGGAACAACAGTTATAGCTATTGTAGATCCCACAACTGTTCAGTTAAGTGCTCCTAAGACTGCTCTTGGCGCAGCTGGTACTACTGACTTAGATTTTCAGTCACCAAACGATGGTCAAGCTTTGACAGTAGTTACATCAACTGATAATGTTATAACAGTTAGTGAAAGCACTTTGGTAGATCACACATTAACCACCAGATCAACAACTGTTGCTGGTATTAGTGATGACGCCAGTCAGGCTCGCGGATATGTTAAGTATGCTAATGTTGAGTTTAAGTTGAATCAACTAAATAACAGATCTGAACTTTCTGCAAGTACTTTTGTAGGTGTAGATTTTTCAAAATCTGGTTTGTCAGATAGACTTAAAGCAACAATTGCTCAGCTTAACAACGGACTACAATCTGTTGACAAAGGTGTTCTAATGGTAACAGAATCTGATGAGTCAGGTGCTGGTAATCTTGGTTCATTGGCAGAAACTTTTGAAATAGCTGATGCAGTTACTAACAATACTACTTTTAGTTCTTCTAACAACATTAGACTTACCGCAGCTCTTTATGGCGGTTCTGATGGTTTTGATCCAAGACAGGATCTTAGAAACTCACTAAATGATGGTAGCCTAACAGGTGATTTCGAAAAAGCTATTCAAATGTTATCAAACCCACAGGAAGTTGATTTTAATCTTATCTCTCTTCCCGGTGTACATTCATCAGAATCTGGTGGTGGATCACTAAATAGAATGATTGATATGGTTACAGAAAGAAGCGACGCATTTGCCGTTATTGACTTGGCTGATGCATCTACAAGTGGTGCAGGTTTGGCCCTTTCTGTTTCAAACGCGATAACAGAGGCAAACAAGTTTGACACAAACTACGCAGCTGCTTATTATCCTTGGGTTAGAATCAACGATCCAGAAAACAATAGACTTGTTTGGGTTCCACCAAGTGTTGAAGTACTCGGTGCTTACTCATTCAACGATAGAGTATCTCAGCCATGGTTCGCACCAGCTGGTTTCACAAGAGGTGGTTTGGATAGTGTTTTGGAAGCTAGACGTAGATTAACACAGGCACAGAGAGATTCTCTATACGCTGAAAACATTAACCCAATTGCAACATTCCCCGGACAGGGTATTGTTATCTTTGGCCAGAAGACACTGCAGAAGAAGCAGTCTGTTCTTGATAGAGTTAATGTTAGAAGAATGTTGTTGGAAGTAAGAAAAACAATTGCTGGATTCTCCAGACTGTTTGTTTTTGAACCAAATAACGCTAACACAAGAGGAGCTATACTTTCAAGAGTTAACTCTTATCTTGGTACTGTACAGGCCGCTAATGGTTTGACACAGTTCAGAGCTATCTTGGACGAATCAACAACAACACCAGATCTCGTTGACAGAAATATTATCAAAGGTAAGATTCTGTTGCAACCCACCCAAGCTGCTGAAATCATTATTTTTGATTTTACAGTTGATGGTACAGGTGCTATTTTCGACGAAGGTTAATATATTAATAAATTTGCTAGGGATTTTTCCCTAGCAAATTTATTGTTGTTTTACTATTTATATCAGAAACAACTTTATTTTGGAGAAATAAAATGGCAGTTACACCGTTGAACGCAGATAGACTTTTAGCGGATACATTTGAGCCAAAAAGACAGAACAGATGGATACTTTTCTTTGGTAACGAAGAAATACCTGCTTTTACACTTAAGACAGTTTCAAGACCTTCTTTTACAATGGAACCAATTACAATTGATTACATCAACAGTAAAAGATACTTGGCTGGTAAGGGTGAGTGGGGTACAATTTCTATGACACTACACGATCCTATTGCTCCTTCATCTTCACAGAGAGTTATGGAGTGGGTTAGACTTTCTCACGAAACAATCTCTGGTCGTGATGGATATGCAGCTTTTTACAAGAAGGATTTCTCAATCGAAATGCTAGATCCTGTCGGTGCTTCTGTAGAGAAGTGGGATGTCAGAGGTGCTTTTATTTCCGAAGCTACCTTTGGTGATCTATCATACGATTCAGCTGAACCAGCAGAAATTTCTGTTACTATTCGTATGGATGAATGTATTTTAAGATACTAAAAGT